GCCGAGATCGCGCAGATGTCGCTGGCGGTCGAGCGGGTCAAGATGCAGACGGCGATGCTCATGGCCCAAGCCGATCTGCAGAAGGCGCAGCTCGCCAATCAGGGCATCGAGGCCGATCACGCCGCCACGATGCGCGAAACCGAAATGCAGCACGCTGCAAAGATAACTCAAACCGAAACCCAGCATGCCGCAAGGATGGAGCAAACCGAAGTCACCGCCGCCGCCAAGCTGCGGCAAACTGAAGTAGCGCACGCCGCCAAGATGGAGCAGCTGCGCGCCAAGCCAGCGCCGGGGAACGCGGGTGGCTGACAGCGTCGAGGCCTATCTCCGCTCGCTGGAGAAGGAATACGAACGACCGCCAGCGGTTCGCAATCTGATGCCGAGGCCGAGCGGCGGCCTGACGGTGTCGGTCGCCCGAGCGGCCGGTCAGGCCGGTCTGGTCAATGCTGGGCCGATCAACTTCACGGTCACGTTCTCCAAGCCGGTGACCGGCTTCGCCAACAACGACATCAGCTTCACCGGCAGTACTGTGGGCGGCACGCCGGCAGCGGCAGTGACCGGCGGCCCGAGCGTCTACAACGTCGCCGTCACCGGCATGACCGGCAGCGGGCTGGTGGCGGTGAATGTTCTGCCGGGAGCCGCGACCGACGCCGCCGGCACGCTCTCGCCCGGGGCGGTCGCGGCCTTCGTGATGTTCGATACCACTGCGCCCAGCGTCACAATCAACAAGGCGGCGACGCAGGACGACCCGTCGAACATGATGCGGGTTTTCTTCACTGTGGTGTTCAGTGAAACGGTCCTTGGTTTCACGGCAAGCGATGTCAATCTGGCCGCCAGCACTGTCACCGGAACACTGACGCCAACTGTCTTCGGTAGCGGTCCCACCTACACCGTCCAAGTGATGGGCATGGCCGGCGCGGGTGACATCGTCGCCAGCATCCCCGCCGCTGTCGTCACCGACATGGCCGGCAACGCCAACACGCCGTCGACCAGCACTGACAACGTCGTGGCTTGGGTGCCGGACTTCGTCGTGCCGGCGGTGACGATCAACAAGGCGGCAGGGCAAGCCGATCCCACCAACGTCGGCCCGATCCTATTCGACGTCGTGTTCAGCGAGATCGTCACCGGCTTCCTCGCCAACGAGGTTAGCTTCGCCGGCTCGACCACTGGCGGCGGCGGGCTTCTCGCGACGATGACCGGCAGCGGCGCGACCTACAGCATCTCCGTCACCGGCATGACGACACCCGGCAACGTCGTCGTCAGTGTTCCTGCCGGCGTCGCGATGGACATGCAGGGCAACCTCAACACCGCGTCGACCAGCACTGACAATACCGTCGCATATGACGCCGGCACGCCGGGAGTGTTCAGCCTGTTGCTGGAGGGAGCCGGCGGCGACTTTCTGCTGCTCGAAAACGGCATCGACAGATTGGCATTGGAGTGAGCAATGGCTGACACAAAACTATCCTTGCTGCCGCAAGGTCTGATGCCAGCTCTCGTCTATGGCGTGGACAGCACAGGCGCGAGTAAAAAGTTTCACCAATTTCCTGCGCTCAACGTGCAGGACTTCGGTGCGGTCCCTGATGCGGTGGATAGCGGTCCCGCTATTCAGGCCTGTCTCGACGCAGCGTTTGGTCCCGCTTCAAATCCGAACGGAAACAACAACAGGTTCAAGAACCGTCCCGTCTACTTTCCCAACGGTGTCTACAACACCAAACAGGTTCTGCAAGTGACCGGCGTGACCGGCGGGCGCATCTTCGGCGACGGTCAGTATTCCACCTATCTGACCTACACCGGCGATCCCGCTGCGGGAAACACCATCCCGCAGGGTTTTCTCAATGCGGGCGATGCCGCGCTGCTCCACGCCATCACGCCGCTCTTCATCACCAATGGCATGCGATACTCGACCGTTTGCGATATGTCGTTTGCAATGACGGATCAGCCGAATTGTGTCGGCTTCTATTTATTCTGGAACGGCGTTGCTGACGGCAGTCCGACGAATAATATTTATATGAATTGCGGCGCGAGCGGTCAGACCGGATGGCTCGTCGGCTATCTCTCCCCCGGCCTTTGCTCCGAGCAGACATTCATCGCCTGCGTCGGCGGCGGCAGTTTTGCCGCGTTCCGCAACATCAGTCAGAACGCGCTCAACAACATTTTTATCGGCTGTGGTGCGGCGGGGAGCGGACGCGGCTTCTCCTGCCCCACCGGCTCGGTCCATATCCATGCGGGTTCGACGGCAGGAAACACGGTCGATATCGAGAGCGGTCAGGATGCGATGCTGATCACAGCAACGCGAACTGAGAGCGCCAACTTTATGACCTCGGTGTCTGGTAGTTCGCCCACGGTTATTCAGGGCTGCGAGCAAAGTGTGGATGGCAGCTCGCCGGGTCACTTTGCCGATGGCAGCATCAACCAGCTCATCATAACGGGTTGCACATTTCCGACAGGAGGCGGCACCAACTCTGGCATGATCCTTGGCAGTGGTCCGCTGTGGTTGCAAGGCAACGAAGTTAGGAACCCTAACTTCCTAGCGAACTTCAATGGCCAAGTCGTGCAATGGGAAGCGCCCCCGGCTCCGGTAGCACAGCTCCCTGTCGCCAATGCACGCTTCCGAGGTCTGCGCCGCGTTGTGACTGACGGTGCGGCTGCGACCTTCGGCGCGACGGTGGCACCGGGCGGTTCACTAGTTCTGCCCGTGTGGTGCGACGGCCTAGCTTGGAAGGTCGGATGACAAGTTTCGAGCGAGCCAGCCGATAACCGGCCAGCAGCTTCGATGAGTGAACCGCCCTCCGGGGCGGTTTTTTTATGAGGAACGACGATGGTAGACGACGACGATCCCAATTCCGCGCCAGCCGGAAACGCGCCAGCAGGAAACGAGAAAGCCGAAGCGCCTCCTGTCGAGCCGCCGCAGGACGATCAGTCCGATGGCGAGCAAGCAGAGACAAAGGCCGAACCCGAGGACGAAATAGACATCGGTGCGGCTGATGATGAGCCGGACGACGAAGATGAAGGCGATGACGACGAGGGTGCTGATGCACCCAAAGGCGGCAAGCGTCTTCAGCGTTACCGAGAACAGACGGCCCGATTGAAAGCCGAGAACGAGGCACTCCGCAGCCGTGATAGCGGCGGCGTTCCAAGTGATCAGGCCCAGCTGCAGCGCGCGCTCGAATATGCGGTGCTGCAGAAGATCGGCGATCCGCCGCGTCAGCAAGACTTCGGTGACGACTACGTCGCATTCGCCAACGCCAAGCTCGCATACGAAATCGATGCACGTCAGGTTTCGCGTGAGGTCCGCAGGGAGTTCTCCACGACGATCAAGCAAGAGCAGGATCGCGTGGCGGGTCAGGTTGCGGAACACAAGGAACGGGTGCAGCGACTTCGTAGTCGCGTGAAGGATTTCGATGAGGTGATGTCGAGAGCGACATTGCCTGTCTCCCCTCACGTCGAGCGCCTGCTCCTGGCGTCGAAGAAATCCGATCGCCTCACGTACGTGCTCGGAAAAAACCAAGCCAAGCTCGCACAGCTCAACCGCATGTCCTCCGAGGAGGCCGCCCGCGAAATCGGACGGCTGGAAGGCCGCCTGTCTCTGCCGTCAGCAACCAGAACAAAGACACAGGCTCGCAAGCCGATCACACCGTTGAAAGGCAGCGGCGCAGCGCCGCCGTCTGACACGGCTGCGGTCAACTCGTACATCAAGAAGCTGTACGGCGACCGCGCGTGATCTCGGCTTCGAGCCGCAACAGGAGCGGCTTAGATGGCCAACACAGTCCTTAATCCAAGTATTATCGCCAAGACCTCGGTACGCATCCTTGAAAACGAACTCGTGATGGGCTCTCACGTCTATCGCGGGTACGAGGAGGAGTTCGACAAGAAGATCAACGGCTATGACGTTGGTGACACCATCAGCGTTCGTAAGCCGCAGAACTTCGCGATCCGTACTGGTGCCACTGCTGTCATGCAGGATGTGACGGAAGGCAAGCTGTCTCTCGTCGTCAACATCCAGCAAGGCGTCGACTTCAACTTCTCCAGCAAAGACCTCACGCTCAAGATCGAGCAGCTCGCCGATCGCGTTATTCGTCCGGCAATGGTTCGCTTGGCGAATGCTGTCGACGTTTCACTCATGTCCCTGTTCACTCAAATCCCGAACTGGGTGGGACAGCCCGACGTTGGTGCCGACAGCACGATCAACAGCTTTGCTGAGTTTGCTGCTGGTGCCGAGCGCCTCGACCAGATGGCGGTGCCGGGAGACATGCGCTACGCAGTCCTGGCACCGGACAGCTACTGGGCGCTGGCTGGTAGCCAGACCGCGCTGTTCGCACCGGCTATCACCACGCAGGCGTACCGGCGCGGTGAGATCGGCGACATCGGCGGCGTGGGCACCTACATGAGCCAGAACGTGCCGACGTTCACCGGCACTGCGGCGCAGGGTGACACACCAACGGTGACCAACGCCGTTGCCACCAACCAAGTGCTCTACGACACCGTGAAGAATACCGAAGGCACTCCCGGCATCTGGGGGCCTGCCACGGGCGGCGCTGGCACTGGTCTGGTGACCGGCGGCTGGACTTCCGGTGCGATCGTGAGGGCGGGCACCGTGTTCACGCTCGGCTCCGGTGCGACCAACGTGCTTGCGGTCAACCCGGTCACGAAGCAGGTGCTGCCCTATAGGCAGATGTTCACCGTCGTGGCTGACGTGACGGCAACCGGCGGTGCGGCCACGTTGACCATCACGCCGCCGATCATTCCGTTGACCGGCACCGATGGCAACCAGTGGGCGACGACCAACATCGCGCCTGCCGCCACCACGGTGGTCAACGTCGTCGGCGACGCCAACGGGAACTACCGGCAGAACATGATGTTCCACCGCGATGCCTTCGCGCTGGTCATGGTGCCGATGGTGAAGCCGCCTGGAGCGGTCGATGTCGCCCGCGAAAGCTATCGCGGCACCAGTGCTCGCGTGATCCCGTACTATGACGGGACCAACGACGTGAGCAACTATCGCCTCGACATCCTCTACGGCGTCAAGGTGATCGACAACCGCATGGCCGTTCGCGTGAGTGGCGGCAGCGGCACGCTCGGCAACCCGGCGACCTAGCGCGCGTTGCAACAACGGCCCGCCTCATCCGGGGCGGGCCTCTTCAATTCAATGGGAGTTATTCAGATGGCGAAGAAGCCAGTTGAGAAGAAAAAGCGCAAAGGCAGCACGTCGCCTGCGCCGAAGCCGAAGACCACAGCAGAGGGCGAAGTCGAAGCCGTGCTCGGCGAAGTGTCGATCCCGGTGCAATGCTCGGTCAGCGTCACGCAAGCGAATGACTTTGACGAGCTGGTGATCGAGTGGAGCTGCCTCGGTCTGTCCGAGGAGCCGGATGCCATCAGAGAAATCTCGGGCAACGCCTGGATGCTCGATAGCGATCGGCCGCCAGCAACCGACGACGAGGGCTTGCACGTTTTCTTCAAGCCCGCGTTGAAGGGCGGCAACTACGGCTTCCAGTTTGTCTTCACCTACAACTCTGCGGTCGAGGCGCGCACCGCCGAGCCGAAGAAGGTGGAGCAGCTGGAGAAAGACCGCGAAGAGTTCGAAGGCGCAGGAGCCTAACCCAATGGCACAGACACGCCGTCAGCTCATCGATAAGGTGCTCGACAAGCTCGGCGTGCTTGTGCCTGGGCAAGCTCCCGGCGACGAGGCGGTGAGCAGGGTCGATGGCTATGTCGACCCCTGCTTCGCCACGCTCGCTGCGCTTGGGGTCGTCTACGTCGCCGACGCTGGCATTCCCGATCCGCCGAGTGGTGGCGCGATCGACGACCCCATCGTTAATCCGCTCGCCGACTACGTCGCCTGGGCGTGTGCGGGCGCGTTCAACCTGGGCGACAACCCGCAGCTCAAGCTCCTGTCCGATCAGGCCGAGAGCACGATGCGGATCATCGGTCGACCGGCTTCCACCCGGCAGACGCTGCGCACCGACAGCCAGCTGCGCGGTGGCACCCGGCGCGCGCTCGTTGGCAACTTCTCGCGGGGCACCTGATGCCGCTCCGCACGATCCAAGTTCCTTTCCCCGACAGTACCATGCCGGGGACGCCGGGGCACTTTCAGGAAAGCGGCGGGCGCATCATCAATAGTTACTTGGAGCCGCTCGGCCCCGCTGCGCCGTCGACGCTGATCTACCGGCGAGCGCCAGGGCTGCGCAACTTCGGCACCACTGTTCGCACCGGCTTTCGCGGTGGCATCCAAGTCAATGCGGCGCTCTATGCTGCCTTCAACAACCGGCTGGTGACGTTCACCGAAGCTGGTGGAGCTGCAGCCGATGTGGGTGCGTTCCCCGGAACGGCGAAAGGGTTCTTTGCGCGCAACGTCAGGGCCACGGCGGGGCCTCCTGCGGGGCCTGACATTGTCTTCGTTGATCCAGACGGCAACGCCGCAACCATCAACGGCGTGACACTCGGAACCATCACTCGTCCCACCGATATGGGTGCACCAAACTCTGTCTGTGCGATGGACGGGTTCTTTGTATTCACGGTCAGTGACGGCAAGGTGTGGGCAACCGACAACAATGCTGTCACGATCCCGGCGCTGTCGTTTGGCACTGCTGAGAACAAGCCGGATGGTCTGGTCCGCGGCGTGCCGTGGGCTGGTCAGTTGTTTCTGTTTGGGCCGTCGACCACCGAGGTGTGGGCCAATGCAGGCACCGTACCGTTCCCGTTCCAGCGCAGCGTCGTGATCCCGCGCGGTATTGCCGGTCCATATTGCGTTGCTGGGTTTGAGGATAACTTCTCGCGCGCGTTGGTGTGGGTTGCCGACGACAACACCGTCGTGCGGCTCAACGGCTATCTGCCAGAGAAAATATCGCCGCCGGATCTCGATGGCTTGATTGAGCGCGAGCCTGCAATCCTCGGACAGAAGCCGTCGCTTGAGATGTCCACCTTTATGAGCCGAGGGCATGCTTTCATTCTGCTGTCGTCGCCGACATGGTCCTGGGTGTTTGACTTGAACACCAACAAGTGGGCAGAGCGCACCAGCTACCTGCAGGCGCGCTCGCGCATTACCGGCGGCGTGTTTGCGTTCAACAAGTGGGTGTGCGGCGACACGCTTTCCGGCAACGTGCAGGAGATCACCAACCTTGCACACACCGAGATTGGACAGCCGTTCCGCTGGCAGCTCGATAGTGGTGCGGTCGAGAATTTCCCGGTGGGTGCGCGCGTCGGTCGTTTCGATGCTGAGTTTGTAACCGGCGTAGGTCAGGCAACCACCGCGCATCCGATGACCATCACGGGAGCGGTGGCTGGTACGGCGTTTTCCACTCCCACCGGCACGGCCAACCGCATCCGCCTTACCGTCACGACTACCGTGCTTTACCGCGACGGTGACGCAGGCACGGTGTCTGGCGTTGGCGGCACGACCGAAGCGAATGGCACATGGTCGTTTGATGTGATCGACGGCACGCATGTGGAGCTGAACGGCTCGACCTTCG